AAAAGGAGTATGCCTGAAAAGTACATATCATTACTGCCAAAGATCTTTCCAATGAATAAAGCTGAACTTAAAAAAGGAAATCTTATCCTTAAGGGAAAATTCTAAATGAAAGATCACATATCTGCAGTACCAATCATCTGCGACTCATGTGCAAGTCACTCGCATCTATACTTAACCGAAGATAAAGATTTCCCTATGAAATTATGTGAAGTGTGTATGCATGAGCAGTATGCTGTAGGGCCTAGCTATGTTGGTTATTTAATTAAAGAGAGAGGGGGCGACGATGTCACAACAGAGAGACCTTAGTAATTATGATACAGTTAAAAGCAGAAAGCTCAAGTTCTACATTAAATACTCAGATGGCAGAATTATACTTGATGCACTCACTGTAGACGACAATAGCGCTTTTTTTAAAGCTACTACTTATATCAACAAGGAAGATCAAGAAAAGAACTTGCCCTTATCAACTGGATACGCTCAAGAGTTCAAAGGACAAGGTGGCTTCGCTAACAAGACATCATGGTGCGAAAATTGTGAAGAGTCCGCTGTTGGTAGAGCTTTAGACAACGCTGGGTTTTGTTCTGACTTAAAATGTAGCAAAGAAGAGATTATTGCTGCTCAAAACAACGCTAAAGCAATAGCAGAAAAAGAGAAGCTAATATTAGAGATTAGAGATTTGTTAAGTACTCTTACTAAAGAGCTTGATCAAGAAAAAAAGGTAGCTTTTATGCAGTCTAATTGCAGGATTAAAATATTCAAAGAGCTATCTAAAATGACTATTAATGAACTAAGTGAGATTGTAACAGACCTTAAAAAACAACTACCGGAGATGGAATCATGAAATATCGAAAGAAACCAGTTGTGATTGAGGCGATTAAGTTTGAATACACATCTGTAGGTATCGAAAAACTAAAGAGTTTTTGTGGTGAGTCTCTTGGTAAACTACAAAAAGAAAGAGGGATGGATGCAGTAGCTGAAGCTGAAATCTTAACACTTGAGGATGGCAAACGTTTAAAAGCAAAACATATTGCGACTGAAGGTGACTATATCATTCAGGGCGTGATGGGTGAGTTTTATGCATGTAAACCAGATATCTTTGAAATGACATATGAGGAAGTATTATGAGTATTAATAAAGCAATAATTATTGGACGTCTAGGACAGGATCCGGAACTTAAAAAAATACCATCAGGCCAATCAGTTTGTAAGTTCTCCGTAGCTACAAGCGAAAAGTATAAAAAGAAAGATGGCACTCAAGTGGACAACACAGATTGGCATAACATTGTGTGTTGGGGATATACTGCAGACAATTGCGCAAAATATCTTAATAAGGGTTCGCAAATCTACTTAGAGGGCAAGATCACGACACGCTCATGGGAAACTGATTCAGGTGAGAAGCGATATGCGACTGAGATCATAGCACAGTCAGTGCAATTTCTAGATAGTAAGCCTGAAGGCAACGCTAGCGCTCCAAAAGATGCCTATAAGCCTACCAATTTAGCACCTGCTAATGTACAATCCGATTTGTTCCCTAGCGACACCATCCCGTTCTAGGGGGCATTTGATGTTAGCGACTCCTAGCGCACTTTGATTAAACCCCTTCGTGCGTTAGAGGTTGTTGCAGATCTTCTCTGATATAATAAACTATTGATTCTAATGTTTTTTGTAACTTTTAGTCAGGGGAGATCTGCTTATATGTTTCAATTAAATAATCTGTACTGGGTATCTTATTTCGATGAAGATGAATGGCATTCGTACACTGGTAAGATAACTGAAGAGACTGAAGAGTATATTATAATTGAGAGAGACCAAGTTCTACAAATTCCGATTACCAATATAGATGGGTTGTTTAAGCTATAAATTGTAGCTCTTACCAGGGTTGCAATGTTTACAATACTTATAACCGTGACGTTTACGCCTAAAGTCTCTTGTCTTAATCTTGCTGCGCTCGCCACAGACACTACATCGTGCGAACCAATAAGTTCTGCCAGTACCACATGAATCTTTCTTACTTGGTGCTTGAAAGAGTAGTGTTAGTACACCTGATTTTTGGTTAGTTAGATTTAGCAATCTTTCCCCACTTTTTGAAATAATATTTAGTCATTGCTATCGTTGAACTAGGACAAGCTTCTTTTATGATTGCCTCAGTATCAGATATTTGTTCTTTTAGAGATTCGATTTCTTCTTTCTGCATTTCAAATGCTGCGTGAACTATTGTAAGCTCTTCATGCGATAACTCTTTAGTGCTTCTCGCTACTTTAGCATCGGTTATTATAAAGCTACTCATCGCTTCTCTCCATAATTCTTAATGCAGTCTTTAGCGTGAGGACAATAGCTCTCAGCTTTTTTAACTAACTCTTTTAAGTTGGATGCACCACCTATGCTACGCCATTGATCTTTGTAATATGTGAGTTCTTTGAGTTGCTCTTTTAGAGATTCGATTTCATCGTCATGCGAGTCCCATGGATAGTATCCGCACTCTTGGCACACTATATGTTTGCACCCGCACTCATTACAAGCTTGCATTACTCCCCTCCATAATTCTTAATACAGTCTTTAACATGTGGGCAATAGTTCTCACGAGCTTCTTTGAGTTGAGTTTCTAGATATTCGTTTTTATCGCGCTCACTCTCAAGTAGATCAATGCACTTATGGCAATCGGATTGCTCTTTTTGAAGTTGCTCTTTTAGAGATTCACTCTCTTTCTCAACCTCCATTAGTCGCTCCACTTTATAAGTAGGTATAGAATAACAATCCATGCCTCTGTCGTGATATGGGTTTATCCAGTCAGCTATTTTAAATCTAGGCTTCACATTACTTACCTACCTTCGCAATAAAGTCTCTTGCTCGCTTGCCGCCACAGGCATCTTCCACATCATCCAACTCAAAGCAATCTCTTATAGGTATACCCTTATCTAGTATGCAATTTTCTATAGGTCCACTCATGTGCCAATTAACCATGTCTCCATAAAACTCAATCACTTCCCTTGCCTCTTTGGATTGAGCTTTTAGCTCTATTATCTTCTTTCGTTGCCATTGCCCATATTCATGTTCAGTCATTTCTCTACCTGCTCAAATTTAAGAACCCATTTCTTCTCATATATATCCCAACGTGGTCTAGATATCTTACCTATGCGCCTAAACTCTTTACTTTCTTTAAAGAATGCTGAACTCCAATTATGGACGTACTCACCACTTAAACTGAAGCAAACTATGTAGCCATAGCTATAACCAGCAACAACTACATGAGATCCTCTGCGATTTAAGAGATAAGTCTCCTCAATTATAGGATTGTATTCGCTTTTCACTACTTAACCTTTACAAACTTATTAGGCGTCGGAGTCATGTTTAATCGCTTTCTTTGATCAGGAGTTAACATGCTATACTCACACTCTCTTGAGCAGCATGGAGTCTTGTCGCTCTCTAATGCCTTCCAAGTTTGTGTACAGTCAGGGTTTTCGCAGTTCTTGACAACTAGTTCTAGCATGTGAATTTCCTCGCATATGATTCAGTATCAATTTCATCTTTAGTTTTCTCAATATTAGCATTAGGTATTTTAAGAAATAGATTACACTTATCTTCACCAAATTTGGACACAAATAAGTTATCTCTCTTTGGCATGACAACAAAGCGTAGGCACTTAAAGTTAACTTTGCACTTAGTATTCTTACAGCAGCTAATGTTCATCTATCGGCTCCAGTCATGAAAAGTGTTTCTATCCTCATAGTTAATATCCTCATAGTTAATATCCTTTTCCCATTTTTTAATAGCTCTATAAATGGTCATCCTGGACGCTCTAAAGCCACCGTTTCTGGTCATTGGATAAGGAACCATCGCGGCGAAAGGGCGGTTAGCTATCCATATTTCATGCCCATTAAGAAACGAGACATGTTCAGAATCTCCTCTGTCTCTAAATTGATGATTTTCCATTAATGCATTAAGTTCTTGATCCCATTTCTTGCAATAAGGTTCGTTCATAATCCAATAATTTGGACGAATTAGAAAAAAAGCAAAATGATAGATCCTAATAAATAAATTTTTCATGTTTCAATATTCCTTATATAAAGGCACGTTATTTTTTCGTGCATACAAAAATGCGTTTCTTTGGTTACATATAAATGACTTTAGATTATTGCGAGTTGATGAATCTTCTATAACTCGATCAATCCAAAGATTACACAATTGAAGCTGATCAAGATTCCTACATGAAAGAATTACACTGACTATTTTTTCAAAAGCCGCTACTTGATTCATAATAAATATTCCCGTCGTCACTCCAATCACCTCGTGCAGATTTACAGGCCTTACAAACTCTCATATTGCGAGTACTAGGAAACGGCTTTGAGCACTGCAAGCAATTGCGCTGTTTAGGTACGATTAGTATTCCAAGGTCTATTAGTTTTTGCTTCTTATCATCATCTGGTGAGACGACAATTATTGACCCTCTATAGTATTGTATATCATTTTTAACGGTAATTTCACCATCCACGTGTTTTCGGTAAAACTCCATGGCCGTCATTTTCCCTCTACCTATACCCATAAAACTACTCCGTGTTTTTATACTTGATTTTATATTATTACTAGAGTAATAATGTCAAATGAAAATCAAGTTAATGAAATTAATTAATGCATACATGCTTAAGTATAACCTCACTCAAACGCAATTTGCTAATAAAATGAAGATGTCTCAGTCCTCTATATGCAAGTACATGAATAATAGAGCTACGCCTACATATGCGACGCTGCAAAAGTTTAGAAAATATAGCAAATGTGAAATAAATTTAATCGGATAAGGAATATGAATGAGCCCAGATCAACACATGATAATGTTACTAGTGACTGCAATGTGTGTACTCACTGTAGCATGGTATTTCAGATAAGCTGTAGCTGCGCTAAGAGCAGAAGTTGGGAGCCGAACACTAAAGGCGATGTTGATCGAGTACTAGAAGTGCTTAAAAAGTTAGAAGAGAAATAGCTAGGGGTAGCTATCGGGTCACTTGAAGTCTCTACCTGGAACTTTGAGTGGCCCTTATATACAGGGGATTCATGAAAACACTGCTAGAAATTGATAATGTTGAATTATCTATTGTTGATGGCGTATTAGTGATTAATGATTACAATAGAGGTGATGCAATTGTAATTACAGAATTACGTAAATTGAGACAGTTCTTAAGTCCCTCTAATCTTTTCCCGAGCGACGATTCAGATCATTAAGGTAAGGTCCAATCTTTGTGGCCCATACTTCGAAGTCATATCCAACAAGGTTGTAACATGCTTTTAAATCTAAAACTACAGTCTCTGAAACGATTTTGTTTGATGGCAGCTCATGCATATGGCCTAAGCATTGTTGATTTACCCCATCGAACATTTTTCTCTGAACTACTAGTGTTTTTACACAACTAGAGTTGAGAAAAAGAATTCCTAACAGCGTTAGCATTGTTACGGTTTTCATTAAATTGCTTCACCTTTTTTTTACCAGTTTGAACGTCTAGTTGATATTCAATCTCATAACCCATCTCTCTAATAGCTGGTTCTACGATATGTTCTAGTAGCTCATTCACTAACAGTTTAATTAACCAGGCTTTGAATGGCCCAACAACTGTATACAAAGCGACTTTAACAATGGCCGCCTTGATTAACTTCCTTCCTATCAAATCGATGAGGAGCGTTTTTACAACGCCCCACCATGAACTGAAACTACTCTTTTTCATTCTTGTAAGCTTCAATAACTCTCTTAACCATCTCGTATGCAGCTTTTCCGATAACCTGAAGATCTTCACCTTCTAGCTCTTTAAGCTTCATTCCTTTAAGTCCCTCAACGCCATCTTTAATAACGCCAAAACTTCCTAAAAGCTCACCAACATGCTTAAGGTCACTAAAGTTGATTTTGCCATCAGCTCCAATCTTTACGCCTGCGATTGCTACAGGCTCAATGCCATTTAATAGTTCAATAATTTCTTTCTTTTCGTCTACGTTTACTACTTCGTTTGTCATAATAGATCTCCTTAGTGTTTTGTTTGAAGATGGCAGTGCAAATTATCAGGCACGCCAGCATCGTGATATATGAGTACTCTCTGTACACCATCTGATTTGCTGTAAGCCCCCAAGTAGTTATACCGAGTTTCAACCTCATGCTTAAATTTGTCTCTGTAAAATTCAGACCACGTATTGATCCGCAAATCAACCGCCCTTCCGTCACGATGAGGACCCTTGTCGTTAGGTCTAATTAAGCTAGTCACCTTGCAATCAAGTTGGTGTTCGAAGCAAAACTGGAAATAGAAAGCTATTAGCATAATTACAGCTGGGCTCATGTTGTCTAAATCCCTCGGGTCAACGTCAGGTTTGAAAATCATTATCTTTCCAATTTAATTATAAGGTCTTTAAGATTGTCAATTTTTTCATGCAATCTATCTAGTTGAGTTCTTACTATGCCTTCATTGCTAACTACTCTTGCATGTAGAGTATTAGCTTCAGTTCTTGTGTAAAATAAAGAGCTAATAGTTAAAAGAGATCCCATGATGACTGCTAGCCCTATGGCGATCCCTTGCAAAATTGGAGACTTCATCAAGAAGCCTCGCCGACTAAGTAAAAATGAAAATCAGACTGGCCGGTTTGCATTCCTTGGATTTCTATTTGAAGCCAATCACCTAATGCCACAGTTGTATCTGCAAATATTGCATTGCTTGAGTCTGCATCATCGCCAGCAGCATAGCCAACACTTGGTCTAGTTGAAAAGATAGTTGAAAGCGAACTTCGATCAGCACCCTTTTTTATATCAACATCTAACGTGCCAGCAGATCCAGCAACAATAGATGAGCATATAGCACTTGTAAGAGTGAATGCAGAAGGTGCTTTCCAACGTCTAATTTTAGATGTCGCTATATCTTCCTTTCTAACAAATGCAGAGAGTACACCTGAATCTGGCCTAGCTTCGGAGCTACCAGAGGATGAAGTTGATGTGGCGGTTCCCCTCCATGTAGTTGTACTGCTTATGATGCCAGGTAACTGAGTGCCGCTACCAGCAAGATCATACTGAGTAACACCGTTAACATTTTGCACATGCGTGTGAGCTAAGTTCTGATTAGCTTCAGTTGATCCAATCGCTCTAGTAGATTCATCTGTAATTCTAGGAAATCTATTTCTAAAATCCGGTAGAGTCGATCCATACAACGCAGCTAGATCCGTTCCACTAATAGAGCTACCGTCGATCTTCACCCAGCTCAAACCGTATTTCGCTTGGAATTGAGTAGTAGAAAGAAATGACCATTTAACATCACCAGTTCTATAGCTGGCAAGGTCAACAACCTCGTTGAAAACTATAACCTTTGCTGCTGTTACTTCTAGACCAGAAGTACGAGAATTAAGATCATCTTCATTATCTCGAATTGTCGTTAAGATATCCGTTTTTAACGGCTTGCCCACTTCTAAATCAGTACTGTTTAGTGAATTGTATGCCATAGGTTCCTCTTCTTAATTTAGCTTTACATGTAATCACTTTTTATTATAGAGATCGCTATAAGGAGTGTCTATGTGCGATGTGGAAGAATGGAGAGATGTTGTTGGGTATGAAGGGTTATATCAAGTATCTAGCCTTGGTAGATTAAAGAGTGTAGAAAGAATAACTATATACAGAAGCGGATTCAAAAGGACTGTTCCTGAAAAAATTCTATCTACGAATAACAAAAAACGAGCATATCAAAGGGTTTCACTTAGGAAAGATATTAGTGTTCGCAAAATAGAGTATGTGATCCACCGTCTTGTTGCTGAAGCTTTTATTCATAACCCTGAGAAATATCCATACGTTCATCACATTGATTCCAATAAACATAACAATCGTGCCAATAACCTCTCGTGGGTTACACAATTAATGAACGCTCAGGCAGCAAGCAGAGATGGGCGTTATGAAAACTCGTGGAACAGAAAGGGGATTAAGCCTACACATAAAGTGCTGTACGATAATCGAATATCCTTTCCTTCACTGATTTTTGCCAGCAAATTTCTAAAAATAAGTAAATATTTAATAAGAAGAGCTATTCATCACAATAAAGGAATATACAAAGACTTGTTCACAAAATATTAACCAATAAGATTACATTCCAGTTCATCTTCTGTGGCTCCTGGCACCCCAGTATCATTATCTACAATAAAACCGTTCAAGACTAACTCACTCGCTGTTGCACTGCTAAAATCACTAGCGGTATTAGGAGAAATAGCAGCGACCCTATTGAACAGGTTCCCCAAATCAGATACGCTAACATCAACCTTGTCGCCATTCTTTTTAATAGAGCTAATAATCCCGATCTTCGATTGATCTGAAGCCGAACCGAAACGAGAATACATATGATCAAAGGAAAAATACAACTTATCATTTATCTCTTTATCGGCAAGATAAAGCCCCCCACCTTTCAATTCTACCACTGACTGCGTGAGACTATTAATAAACACAATTCTTTGTGCCATAGTCTGTGTGTCAGCAGATTCGTATAAGTATAAATCAATCTCCTTGCCCTTGGTTACCTCAATAGTATTACTGACGAAATCACTAGCGTATGATTCGACACTAAATGCGCTCTCACCTGTAATCTTGTCTGCGTCTTGATGTGAATGCCTGACATTAATGTTTTGGATCACTTCAGATTTACTTTTAACAGAAAAATCTAATATATCATCATCACCAATTATATCTTCAGTTTCACTTGGCCGTTCAGCGCTTAGAATATCATACGCTACAGTATAGTCATTGCGTGACACTAGTGATCCAAAGACTGATTGATTCATTAAGTTAATGACTGCCTTAGTGGTAGGCAAATTTCCAACTCTGTCTAATGGCAATGCAAGAGAGACGATATAAGGCGCTTCAATCTTAGATGTAGCAAATGAACCAGTATTTAAATTCGTAACCCCAGCATTCGTTAGGACATCCTTAACAACATCTGAAGCGGTCTTGACCCATATGCCGCTAGAATTTTCCTTGCCTGCTGTATCTACCGTGACAGTAGATTCATCATTTATGTAAGTAACATTCTTTTTCTCAGTATCACCATCGAAGTTAGTACCTGCATATGCGACTCTCACAATGGCATTTAAATCATCGACGATGTCTAAGATTTCATACCAGTCAGTGTGGTTTAAGTCAGTGCTTCTTACCCAATCTCTTATTTTCAAATCAGTAGTAAACCTAGTAGCGGTTCCAACTATATTTCTACTGCCATTTGTGAAAGCGACTGAAGTTCCCCTAACTGATTTAGGCAGAGTCTGATTAAATTCAGCTAGACTATTAAGTGTAATTTTACTCTCAGTTGAGTTAGTTGGCGTCCAATCTCTTACAACTACCAATTCTCTCGAATTAAACCAGGCCTTACTAATCGGAGCTTTTGATACTGAATCAGATACCGATGCCGTGAACACTTGTGTAGTCGTGATTCTTGAACCGGAGATTCTTTTAACGGTTCTAGTAATATTACCATCGATAACAATAGTATCACCTGCAAAAATGTCCGATACATCTGCTACCTCGATTTTATTAGTGTCAATGATTGCACTTACTGTGGTAGTAGGCTCCCTCAATTTATGGCCGGCCACCATAAATTCTCTATTCTTAGCTCTATAAGGGATAGCAGGCAATATTGTTGCCGATGCTCCACTGAAAATAATCTCACTCTCTTCGCTTAAAGTTATTTGAGTATCGGAGTCTACCGATTCAATCTTAAATTCCAAGTCAACGGAATTAACCGTAAAGCTGATTGTATCATCTGGACTACACTCTGCTAAAAAGCTAGTACCTACACCAGGCATAACCGCACTTCCAATGGTGCCACCGACAGTTCCAGTCAAATCATAACCTAATAGCGTTTGATCTAGTTGTTGACATCTAACGCCATCAACTTGACCGTAAATAGTTCTTTTAGGTTTTCCAATAACTGAATCTGAAATATCACCATCACTAGATGAATATAAATTAGCTGTAATTGGTGTAGATAGTTTATGAACGAAATCTCTTACGCGAAAGGAAACACCACGAGTAGAATAAGTTTTATCGGTAACCTCACCTTCGAAGATTTTTGTTGATTCTGTTGACTCGGGCAAGTACGAATAAATGGTGATGTTTTTGTTTTCCCAGAATAACTTATCGAAGTTTGATTGCCAGAAACTATTAAGTAAAAATGAAATATTTCCAGACGATTCAAGCGAAATCCCAGATTGATCCTGCGGGTCTATACCTTGTGAAAAAGGCGACACGCTTTTAATACAACCACAATAGTCTACCTCAAATGATCCGGGCGACAAGTCGTATGGCAAAATTCCAGAGTGCGTTGAAAAGAATAATCGATAAGTTAAGGTGATGAAACTATTTGCAGGGTTACTATCATCACCCATTCTAATGAACAGTTCTTTGTTGGGCTTATCAAAGTACCATTCACCTGCATTTAATGCCGCACTAGATGCCTCGGTTAATGAAGTTGAATCATTACGAACATCAATCACCATGTAGTCAGTATTTCTCTTGTAGATAGCACCACTGTCAAGCGTCCACAAAATTACTCGCTCACTTGGATCTATCATTGCAAGAGTGTGCTTTTGTAAAACGTTTTTCTTGCTCTCGGTTGCGTAACTCATTTATAATCCTAATGCATCTCTAACTTTTATTTTTATTTTATCCATCTTTAAAGTATCGTTTTTAAATTCTGCTAAAACAAAAGCTTCAAGAAATTCTTCATATGTAGGAATATCTTTTCGTTTTCGTCTGGCCGTTTCTTCTGCCTCTAGCTTGTCGTGCTCTATTTCAAGTTGAGATATTAGAGATTCGGCTTCAATGTCTCTAGATCTATCTTTTAAAAGATCTTTAATGTACTTAACAGCGTTTGGGATATTCTTTTTAATTCTGTGAAAACTTGGAAGTCCACCGTCCCTTTTCATTAGATCTTTATATCTTCTTTTAATCTCTGCTCGTGCAATTCTTTCAGCTTTAATTCTTTTAAAGATATCAGTAATAGCTTTTTCTTCAGGTTTAACTAAAGGTAGATTCATTTCTAAGCGTTCGTATAAGCTCTTATCTTCATCTTTAGAGATAGAGTAACCGTGCTTAAGATTATCCCCGAATATTTCGGAGAGAACCTCGAGTATAAGATCTTTAAATTTTAAGTTGTCCATTTATTGTCCTATTAGTTTTGTGATAGATCCATTCAAAGTAAGTCTGTTTGACAATGGGTTCCCTGCAGCAGCTGCCGTTCCGTAGCCCATACCTTGTGAGTGAATATCATCTGTGTACATTCGCACTTCAAAAGTAGTCACGACACTTAAAGATAAGCTCCCTACAACCCTTGGCTTCATTTCCCCGCCGTATGTTGGGTGGCTGTAGCCGCTATCACCTGGTTTCTCTATTGCAGCATCGGTAATATTATATAGATAGATTTGATATGATCCAGGTCTATACACTGAATTATTTATGTCATATTTAAATTCACCAGGTTGCAAAGTGATTTGGTCTGAATCTATCGAAATAAAAGAAGTGTCACCACTGAGCGTATTAACTGCACATGTTTTAGCTGCGTTATTCACTGAGGCAATATCGCTTGTAGTCTCATTGCTCAAATAAGCGACTTTTTGCGACGCTAGTTCGACGAAGTGATTCATTACGGTTGGTGTAACAGATATAGTTATTTGAGTAAGCGTGCCAGTATGTCCTCCTGAACTATTCCAACTATGTGCTCGAATAACATCCCCAGCTGTAAAATTTCGCTCCACGGATGTCTTTTTAGAATCAGTGCCAGCTCCATTAAATACAGCAGCGTCGAGAACATCTGTTACCGTCACGGAATTTATAGTGGTGTCTAGTTGGGTAGAATTTAAACTCAGGCCCGCGTACGTTCCAGCTGAGCCAGATCCATATTGGGTATAATCAATGTTAAGTTTTACATCTTTTAAAATAGTGAGAGAGAAACCATCGCTAGTGCTATTATCTGTGGTGTAAAACTCCGATGCAGTATTTTTTAATTCACTTGTAAAATGGACTATTGAAAGATTAGAAGATCCGTAGCCAGCAAAGCCTTGATACACCGTATCTGCACTTTTACTTTGAGCATTGAAGGGTAGCGCCAGTGCGAAATTTGAACGGGTGGGGCTTGCTGTAATGTTAACAAATACAGGACTGCCAGAGTAAGCACCAGTCCCGGCAAAGGTAAAAAACTCGCCAGCTTTAAGAATAAAGCCTGAAGCATGTCCAGTATAAGTCCCTGCATCACCGCCAGTTCCGGTCATGATTTCTGTAGTGCCTGCTCGATAAACCCCTACTCGATTATTGTCGGCAGAAAAAGTGCAGGACATATTTGCAGTATGTACAAGTAAATCTACTTTTGCAGTGAACTCAGTTTGCGTACCACCCGCATTATCTACAATATCGAATAAGTCCCCTGGTCCATCGAGCGTTAAATTACTTGGATCAAACCTGACGTTCCCGGATGAGTCTAGAAATGTGGAAGCATTTGCTGTATGGTAAATCACCTGCGAACCAGCTTCAGCAGCGAGTACAACGTTGTTAGCTGTAGCCGTTGCTGAGACCGAAACTACTGTATTTCCTGCAAGTGCAACACCACCTGTATGAACTCTTAAAATATCGCCTTCCGACATCTTGATCATTGGTGATGGTGAAACCGCATCATTTCCAGATCCAGTATAAGCAATGCCTCCTCTAGCGTCTGTAGTTGTAATAGATGTGATTGTAGTTGTAAGCTGCGTAGAATTTAGACTCCATCCCACGTATACCCCAGCACCACCTGTGGTAGTTGTAATGGATGCATTTACTTCGCAATCTTTTAATGCGGTTAAACTGAATCCATTAGTTGAGTCGTTTGCCACGGTTACGATGTCGTTCCCGACGTTCTCTACTTCCGTTGCGAAATAAGGTATCTTATTATTTGTAGATCCATATCCAGTATATCCGTAATATTGAACCGATTGCGTTTCAATCGTCTCTCTCACGTTAACCGCTTGATCTTTAAAAGCAATATCCGAGAAGATAAAATCTTTAGCTTCTCCAACTTCTACAACTACCTTAACCCGAATTTGAGTTACGGTTGAACTTAAAAATCCCTGGAGTACATAGCTCTTAACAGTATCATTTGCCTCAACAAAAACTTCTGACTCTGGAAGTTCAGCCCAACCACTATCATTCGCTTCTAAGATTAAACTAATTGCAGAGTCAGTTCCCGATGCTGGATATAATCCTGCAAGCTCAAGCCATGTCATTCTATTTACAGATCGCTCTGGTACGTCTAGGTTTTCACTCACTACATATTCAGCAGCAGCACTCGCATGGTTAGTTAACTTGTAACTAGCATCACCGCTAATATGGTTGGTAGTTTCTTCACTCCATGTTGCGTTTGTTAAACCCGTAGATACCCAATCGCCATAAGCGTTAGTGTCAGCATCCAACGTGGCATAAGTAGAATATACTGCGCTACCTCCACCGCCACCTGCGATAGCAGTCAGCAGACTTGCCTCAATTTGATAATAAAGCAATTCATCTGAAGATCGAACTAACTCGCCATTGTGAGTTCCTAAATTTGCGTATGTGGTAAGGTTTGCAGTGGTGTCCGTATAGGGAACGTATGTAGATGTTGCGATTGCAGCACCGTCAATTGTACCACCGTTTATATCAGGGCTAGTTAAAGTCTTTGCTGTTAGTGTTTGAGTTGTACCAGTTCCGACAACATCATTTCCAGCACCAACGCCATGAACATTTGCACTTGCAGTTGTGTGGGCATCTAATAAAGAGTTACTTGCAATCTCTGTCCAAATTGCTGCGCCCGTTGATGCATCTACGCATCTATACATACTTCCAGTGCTAGTATTAACCCAAATACTTCCTACCTCGTAGCCTTCAGTCTGATCATTAGAAATTCCAGGCGAGCTAGTTGTACTGTTATTTAATTCAGCTTCATTTGCTTTCCAAGATGAAATACTTGGATCATAAAATCTAATATCATTTGTAGTTGACGAGAAATATAAATCTCCGCCACTCCCGACAGCACCCTTGTCAGTTTCATATGCAGCATCGCTCGCGAATACCGCTAATTTGCCAGCTTCTAATGCTGCTGTCACTGGTGATGTAGCACTTGAAACACCATCGATAAAATCAATCACTCTGCTCATTATATTTACTCCTAAATGCCTGACCAAAGTTGATAACTGTATGGCCTTTCAAAATCTGTTAATAAAGTACTACCGTCACCCTGATTGATTGGATTGTAATATTCTTGAATCCAACCTAGATAAGAAGAACTACTATAAGTGTAACCCGATGAACTTAGTTCTATCGTGTAAGTTAAACCTCTGTTTAAAATAATAGGTGCTGCGAATTGGAATCTAAGAAAGCCGTAGTGATAGCGATTAGCAACCCAACCAGTACCGTCTAGAATCTCAGTCATAGTTAAAGATGCGCTACCTAGTGTTGTAGCGCCTTGCTTTAAAGTTATTATAAACTCGCCAGCAGGATCATCTACAAATAATAGCTTCGGTCTGATAGCTATGATTTCTCTTCTTTTAATTATTGTGAACTCTTGAGACAGTGTACTCTTAAGCTCATTAATTACGTGAGTCGTCATGTTACTTATATTCCTTTAAAGCGAATGCAACATTATAGTAGTTGTAAACTATATTATCGTAAACCGGCTTTTTGGTGAGTCTAAATTGACCACTAAATAATTCAACATCACTTGAAAATTGCTCTAATGGATCTAGTGTTACCCAAATAGGCTTACTAGTGCCAGCGTAATTAAATTGATCAAGCAAGAGCTTCATCTCATCCTTATCAAGCATCTTAATATCACCACTAATGTAACGAACAGTGCCATTCTCTGTAATGAAGTCTTGACCGAACTTATTAGTCGATACCTTGTCCAGTGATCTATCTTCATACTTCATAGGCATTGAGATATTCTTGCCAGCTTCGAAGTACTCACCAATAAATATGTTAGCTAACTCTAAGTAAGAAGTTCCGGTAGCAGTGATTCTCCAATAACGATAAGTCTCTGCCGTATCTAGATATTTTGCTGCTACATTAAATGTCGCATCGTATCCAAGTGTCGTACTGTAAGCAGGTGTTCCCCACGAGTCGGCAATATTTGCCTCTATTGTAAGATTACCTGTAAAACCCCAACCATTAGCGATATCTGATCTAATTAAAATGGCATTTACATTCTCAACTGTCTTAAAGTCGAAAACGATTGATGCCGTTGCAGTTCCAGTTTCCGATCTAAATACTTTAGTACTAAAAGGATGTTTCAAATTACTAGCAGGAAAGAATGCATTCTCACTACTAGCAGTAATGTCAGTTTCATCTTGATCAACAAGATTGAATATATTCCATTTGGCGTCACATAGTATGGCCATAATTTATACCCCTATTGGCATCAAAGCGAAGCCCTGGTTTTGTTGCTCACGTACTGCTCTTGCTATCTCTCTGCCATCTATTTGAATTACAATGTCACCACCACCACCAAGATTACCACTCTTAATTCCGTTAAATAGGTTTGACTGCTCCTCTGCATTCAAGAACATTTCACCATCTCTAGCTTGAATAGTTCTATTATCAGATCCTGCTGTGGCCCCTATATTGCCACCGACAATGCCACCTTCGGCATACCCTGGTGGTTTGGCAGATGCTATCTTTGCAAGGTTCGCAGCTGATGCAACCCCAACTAAAGCTGCTAATGCAAAGTTAAATGGTGGCGGTGCAGATGCTAGTGCTCTTTGAGTCGCTGCGATACCATCTATTGTACCTTGTGATAGTGCTGCAGCTTTTCCGATTGCAAATAGTGTTTTGTTATTGGATGAACTAAGCGTTGCGATAGTTCCAAGTGTTGATTTAAAGTTAGCTGCTCGCCCTGCATTGGTGTTTTTCTCAAAGCTGAATAGTGATGCTAAGCTTTTCTTACTCTCATCTTCTGTTTTCTTTGCATTGGTCTGCTTCTCTTTTTCGATTCTTGTTTGTAGATCTATATCCTTTTTGCCAAAAGTTTCTTTTAATGCTTGCTGCTCTGCTAAATTATTTCTAAGGGCTTCCAGTGCAACAATATTTGTTTCATCTGCAGCTACTTGAGCGGCCAATTTATCTTCTTCTTCTTTTAGCTTTTGCTCTTCTCTTATAGCATTTAGGAAATTGAACTTTTCCTGTTCTGCTGCAACTTGTTTGGCCGTATCCTCGCCAGCTTTTGCAGTAATCTTATCTCTTTCGGCTTGCAATTCTCTGATGGTAGACAAGTTTTTGTCTAATTGTATTTGTATTTGCTCTGCTGATCTAGCATCGCCAAAAAGTTTACCAAAGAAACCCTTGTCGTCTGACTGAGCCGCTTTTAGAGATGCCTGAAGTCTTGCAACACCTACGTTGAGACTTTCCATTCTAACGTCTATCTTTTGTATCGCTACGGCCTGGTCATCACCAAACATACCAGTAAAAAGCCGTCTAACTTTACTTCCTTCGCCAACAAGTTTTTGGATTGATTGCAACAACTCGATCACGCCAATTGCAGCTGACTTTATGGCCGGTAAAAAAGCAACACCGACCTCTGATGCCACTAATGAAAAGTTATCTTGCAGCGTGGATAAAACACCACCTAAAGTTTTCGATTGCCGAACCATTCCTTCGTAAAACATTCCCCCCTCTTGAGAGAGACTTGCAAATGCCTTTTCGAAAACTGCTAAACTAACCTTACCTTTCGACACGGTGTCTTTAACCGCATTCTCTGCAATGCCCATTGTTTTTGCAATTGCTGGGCCGATTGGAATGGCACGTTCTTGAAATTGCAGTAAAGTCTCACCAGTTAATTTTCCAGCGGCGGCCACTTTTCCATACACCAAAGTCACTTCACTTAAATTTGCATTAGAACCAGCGGTAACGTCACCAATCTTTTGAAGCTTATCTGTTATTGAATCAGCAGCAAATCCAAAGGCCAAAAGCTTTTGAGCAGATGCCGTAATTCCTGGTAATTGGAAAGGTGTTGTAGCTGCAAATTGCTGTAAGTCTTTTACCATGTCACCAGCTTTTTCTGCTGATCCAAGTAATGTTGTAAATCCAGTTGTAATTTTCTCTATATTAGCGGCTTCAGATATTGCAGTTTTACCAAAGTCTACAAAGGCCCCTGCTACCCTTTGGAGGGCAGAAGTGACAAGGTTAGCACCCAATACACCTTTAAATGTACTGAATGCACTACTTACTTTCTTTGTGCTTTTTTCTGCATTATTACCAAAATTAGAGAAGGCTTTAGACACTCTCTTTAGAGATTTCTCTGCATCATTCCCTTGTACTGAAATTTTAATATTGATATTTTCTGCCATAACGTCCTTATTTTTTCGATCTTAATGCATCTAATTTCAGGTCAATTATATAAAGTGCATCAACTTGCTTTCTTGTATACTCTGATGCGTTTAGAGTTAAGCCTAATTTCAATGCCTTTTTATATTCAGTGTATAGATTTAAATATCTCTTCATACTATTTAACTCATCTACTCTGTTTTGCCCTACGGCAACGGCAAGGTCTTTTTCGAAATCGACTTCATTAAACGTTAGGCTTATTAATTCCTCTAAACGCTTGCGGGCTTTGGGCTAAATGCCTCTAGTCTATTCGAAATTTCAGACAAGATAGTATTGACCTCTTCTGCGTAATCAGGGCTTGCTAATAAGTCAGCATATTCTTTGGCCCCTTTAATAGATATCTTTTCGATATACCTATCTGCAATAGAAGAAAGGGAAGCTACTGATTTACAATAGCTAACCCCTTCTCTATCTAACCCTAACTCATCTATCAAAAGATATGCCTCAGTAAAGTTCGGCAATCTTAAAGTAATTTTTCCATTTTTAGTTTCAATTGTGTGCATTTTAATTCCTTATAAGTAAGTAATGTAAACATCCTGTTCAGTATTACTTACAAACGCTGTTGCTGTTAGCTCGATTGTCGAGTAACCATCTTGTTCTGTTTTCACTGCTTTAATCTTAGCATTTGCCATGTATAATGAGAAACATCTACCAGGCATCCAATTGCCTGCATTGTCTTTAGCACCACCATTAAAAACTAATTTAACTGTCGTGTTATTAATCATCTTATCGAATAGAGCTACTTCATAGGGAGCTAGAATGATAGTTGACGTAAACTCTGCAGTTCTCTCATTGATCAATGTTTCAACAACTCCATTCTCAGCACAGATACTTAGAACGTTTGACTTTGGAGTACTGATACTCAAAGAAGCTGTAACACCTTTTCTACAAATGTTGTCAGTAGCATCGCCAATAAAGAGTTCGTTGTTAACAATAACGTTAGGATCAACAACATCAAAAGATGGTGTATAAGGAGCGTCATATGAAATTGCAGTCGCTGCTGTATAAGTAGTAGCACCTGTTAAATCAATAGCACCAAAACCAATTCCAGCAAATACTGAGTTAGCAGCGGAGCATGTAAGTGTTAGAACCGCACCGTCACCAGTGATTGTGAACTTACCAGTTGAACTTGAGTAGACACATGTGAAAACATCTGACCCAGCTGCATTCATTTTAGTTTCAAGCTCTGAAGCCAATGCCATAGCTGTTTTATATACTTTTTGAGTAATAGAACCAGTGAAAGCTCCAGTATCGTCAGTAACACTAAAATCATCGTTAGCTGCAGTGATTTCAAAATAACCCCAAAAGAAAGACTTTGATTCGAATTCTGCTGTTAACCCACCAAGGTCTCTTGCTGGTAACTCAAAGCTTAATGAAGTGGTTCTACAACCTGACTGCGCTTGTCTCCAGTCGGCACTTGTTGCAGCTTGAAAGTTATAAGCTGAAAAAGTAGGTTGCTCGTTAGCAGGCTTATAAAGTACCGGCTTACCAAGTGTAACTGCAGCTGCAGGAGCATTGCCTAAATTGAATGCCAATGTAGCAGTCGTTCCAGTTAGATCCGAAACAGGTCTAATAGAATAACCGTTAGTAGCATCCTTGATCATTACTGACATGCCAGCTTCGACAGTACCAGAAGCAATTTCAAGAGCGCCTACAGTTGAACTGGTATCTAGAACTGGAGCAGTACCAGTAACAGTCTTATCTCCTAATGCAGATTCAATAAGAATTCCAAATTCAGGTTCTTGTCCCTCAACACCGGAATGCTTGTTATATAATGGACATGACCCAGCAGGATTTTCACCAACATTAATAGGTGCTGATTTTCCGATTGATCCAGTCTTAGTGTCAGTCTCTACAGTTTCAGGCTCACTGCTCATTGAGAAGCCCTCTCTAATAGCAATGAATTCACTACCGGCAGTTAATGCTTGTAATGTACCGGAAACCGTTTCTTCTTTTAATGCTGCGACTTCTGAGCGAGTCGAGCTTACTACACTTGACATATAATTCTCCTTATAGACATCCAGTCTGCTCTAGAATGTCGATTGATATTGTTGTTGTCGTTTGAATAAATTTCTCTTTTCCTTCCACTAATTCTACTCCGCTATTAGAAACGAAGTCTATTCTTGAAACAGTATCAGGAATTCCTAGTTGAGTATCGCCGACTAAATACTTAATCAACTCTGCATGGTCTTCCATGAGAGCAACTTGATCAGTCATAAATGCATCGGTGTCTGATTTCTTGTGGAAGCTTTTTCTAGTAGTGATCACTGAAAATTCTCTAGCTTCATTTAAGAAATTGAGAATGCCGATAGAGCCGTTAGAAGATGAATCAACTCTCACGCCCCACCCAGCTTCTAGTACGTGGTCACTGTTACGTGAGATATCTATTGAACTAGAGAGCTCCGTTTTAGCGATGTATCTACTAAGTAGAGGAATTTGAGTACGCAATGCTGTTACAATTAGACTTAATGAACTCATCTAGACAATACTCCTGTTCTAACAGCAGTCTCTTTGGTTTCCAAGATTGCATTATTGTTTTGATCAACATCATAAATGTCTAAAGATTTTGCTGCTCTATAATTATCGATTGCAGTCTTCTTATCTTCAGCATAATCTTCACCCAATGGAGTGAAAATAATTTCCACTGTCTTATAGCAAGATGCCATCATGAATTTTTCTCTTCTAAGAATCTGATTACCTGATGTAATAACCTTAGATGAAATCAGATCCGCTATTAGTGCCTTGCCAGCTATTACTGATTGCTCTTCCCATGATGTCTTACCAGTTTCCCAACGTGCAAGGATATCGCTATCCATGATGCCAGGATACAGGCCAGTAAGATCATCATCGGAGTTGAACAAATTGCCTACAAAAGAAAGGGCGGTTAATGCATTCAAATCTACTGAGAATGAAAGCTTATACCAATATCTATCGTAAATATTGACCGCCCCTAGGCCCGCTATATTTTCAGAACCATTACTTTTTTGAGTATCCTCGGATCTCATGCCATGGTTCTTGTCGGGTACAAATGTTACATGCCCAGACTGTGCTAGTGTTACTCCATTGACTGAAGTTTCGTCTATAGTCTCAACCATTGAACGAAATGTAGAGCCATCCCAATATGAGACGCTCATAACTGAAGCTGCATCATTAGCCACGCCTACTTTTAAGTAGAAAGAATTTAGTGGGTAGCGAACGCCTATATACATCGCATCTTCAGCAGCTACCACTGGGAGGACTGCGTTGCTCGAATGATAATTAGAAAGCTCCGCAGAATAATCTGTAAGAGTTCCATTATCTGAAAATAAAAATTTAAAATCCATATGCTTCCTTTTTAGTCTACGACATGACCCTGAGCGATGATTCTAAAACTCTCCAAGGAGGATAAGTCGTCTTGGATAATAATATCTAGAGACTCACCGGCAGCAAGTCTTATGGTTACACCATGCTTAGATTGTCCTGCGAAAGTCATACGACCAGTGATGCCATTCACGCCTTGAGTTTTTGCTTGCTCTAAAAACGAAATGTCGTACATAACGTTAGCAAGATCACCATTTGTTTTTGCAGTGAAAATATTTGTAACAATGCCATTGTTGCGTCTCAGTACTATGCCATTTGCAAGGCCACCAGTAATGTCCCCAAACATGTCAAATTCAGGCTTATTGGTGCAGATCATCTTTATAATGATTCTTGTGATGTCAATCGACTTGCCTATTGTGGCGGGACCTCTCACTTCAAAGGTTTGTGGAGTGACTGATCCGTTTACATTTAAATCTCTTGTTGTCGAGATTACGTTGTCACCTGATTCGAAAGCAAAATCTAGTGGCGTATCCAAGGTTAACTCTAGTGAGCTAATACTAATCACTTCACCAAAATAAAAGCGTCCTTCTTCGCTAGCACCAGAAAAAATGCCTAGATAATCACCCACCGAGATATTTGCGACACTTGCAACGTTGACTACGTTAGCATTAATAGTGCTGTTCGCAGTTAGTGTTGTTGGTGCACCTTTCCCTTGCAAAGAAAATAACCCAACAGGTTGCGTAGTTTGATCTTGTACGGCAACATCTAGGTTAGCTTTCCCATCGGTCCGATTCGAGTAGCTTAGATTTTTACCATCATGCGTATGAAGTAAAGACTTAACAGTATTAGATATGAATTCCAACATAATTAGTCCTCTACCAACGTCATGGTTAACTCGTTTAAGTCGTTAGCGTCTTTGTCGATCAATTGCGTGCGATATTTTTGCTTACCTATCTTCAACTCCCAGTATTCAGAAACGGGTTGTAAATACAAGCTTCCACTAAAATAGCCGTCGCTCAAGCTAGGCAATCCAAGATTTTTCCACTGGTAAACCTGGAAAACGCCACCACCTATATTGGTGTTAGGATTATTAAATCCATTCTTGTATGGCCGTGCTTCTATCTGAACATCTTCTAATGCTGCTGTATTGTCGTAAATAAATCCATTGATATCCACTAACCTTGGAAGGCTCGTAGGCAAATCCAAAGCTGCATTATAAGTTATATCTATTTGATCTATCGTCGGTGTTTGAAGGCCATCGGAACTATTCAATAAAACGTCGATGCCGAATGAATCCCTAGTCATACTCAAAGTGCTTATATTCGTCGTCAATGTTGCGCTATCATTACTTTGAGCAGCGGTGCCATTTGATGCAGTCCAACCTGAACTGTACCAATACTTTGTACCACTAACTGAGACAATAAAGGTCACTGTAGTGTTGGCCGGTGTTTCATCTAACGTCGATACCCATGATAGAATCTGTTCAGCAAATGCCCTACAGCATGTAGCAATAGAGATAATCGGGCTTGTAGTTAAATAGATTTCATGAGTATAAGTAACTGATAGATTATCAATGTATCCCATCACTGAATTGCTTTCAGGAAAACAAAGTCCATATTGGAAATCAGAGTGAGCGTTTTCCGGGAAAGGAAATTCTATTAGGTGGTCTATAAGATCTTGCCCGGCGTTGCACTCACTATATTCCGTCGATGAGATATTCCAACTCATAATTGAGTGGTCATACCAGTAAGCTTGTCCAGTATCAGGATCATTGAAAGTATATCTTGCAGCTGCTAATGGAGTTTCTGCCCATGCTTCAATTGACTGTATAGTCCCATCGGGAGCACCGGTTGCAGTCTCTACTGGCGAGAGGATGTAATTCTCTTTATATTTATATTCTGGAATTGAATAACCTGCTGTATATGGCGCAGTTTTATGAGGCTCATCAAAGATCAGAAAATCATCTACTATCTGATTAGACCAGTACAGGTCACCAATACCGAGATAATCAGATGATGTTAAATCGTCGTCACGAGTGCCAGTATGAGTGACCGTGCCACCTTGCTGTACACCATCTATATAGACCTCATGTTTGCCGGCATCAAAGTCCCAATTGTAACAAATCTCGTATTCTTGATCGATTATTGCAGTTGTCCACGACCCGAAAGGTACATCAACTTGGAGTGCCGTTCCAGTTGAAGTCTTTGAAGTGACTCTAATCGCCCTAGTTGTCTGCCAAACTAAGAATAGCTGATTCTTATAATTGCCGTTATTCCCAATCTGAAAAAGTACTATATCTTGAGCAGGTGTTGAGGTCTTTGGAGTAAACTTAAATTTAACAGCACCCCTTTGCGCCCTAACCTTTCCAACACCATCGTACGAACAATATTTAGAATTATTTAAATCGCCTGTAGTTAAGTCTAACTTGCCACCGGATAACGTCGCACCATTGACAAGTGATCCAGTTAAATCACCACCGCCACTAGTACCATCTTCATCGGCAGTAAATGGAGCACCCATTGTAACACCGGGTAGCAGGTCTATTTGTTGAACTTGAGTGCCAGTCCACTCTATATAATCAGAGTCGTATGTGAAGCCAGTGTCTGCAGTGAAAGTCTCAGTGAAGTTTTGCGCAGGCAAATCATTAAGTTTTAACTTAGCTTCACCCGCTACTAATTCAATATCAGTATCGGTAAAATTATAATCTGTTTCTGTAGAAAAATCGTATGTTTTGCTTGATGCCATATCTTATTCCTTGATGCCAGCTAGAGCATAAACATCTATTGAAACCCCTGATTCACAAATTGCGTATATCTCATTTTCATCGTTTGCTTTAAATTCGTCAAACTTGAATGCATCATTTCTTTCTACTGGATAACCAGTGGAAGTGGTGACTGAAGAGTCACCTATATAAAGTGTGTCCTGGGACTTGTGTATTAAAATAAAGTTACCTGAATTGTCAGGCGTAGTGATCTTTGTGGCAGCGCTCGTAACAGTGCTCTTTTTAACTTCGAGTGTATTGAAGTACTCATTAAAGCCATCGTCACCAGTGCGAACGTATGTCTTATTTTTGCGAGAGAAAAACTTCTCCGTTTCTCTATCTCTTATACTATTTGGCAACGTCATTGTTCACCTCAAGTGTGGCGTAAAAACTTGTGTACCATGTCTTGCCATCTTTCACGTAGGGAGAATAATCAAACTCTTTATTGTGCTTAAAATTAAATACTAAGCACTTCTTTGTAAGAGCTTCGTGAGAGTCCGCTTCTATAGCAATGCGAACTCTATTTAAATTCTTTGTATGTCTACTAGAAGTTATTTCCATATAAAAAAAGGGAGCTACCGAAGTAACCCCCTCCCTATTAATTAAAAATTAATTAAACGTTAGCACCAACACTTGAAGCTGAAGTACCCATCCAAAGAGCATCTTGATCTACAATTCCGTAATCCAAGCATCCCCTCCAACCGATGTTAGCAAATCTTGCCAATTTGTCGAAAGGTCCTGTAAGAACACCGTGAGCATCTTCACTTACCGCTTTACCAAGAGAATTGAATCCCATACAAAGTGTGTGATAAGTATCAACAGCTGAAGCACCAGCGTCAGCATTGATTGTGATGTTGTTATCAGTAAGAATTCTAAAACCAGCAAGCATTCCAATCTCACCTTTTAAAACCTCTTCACTTTTTTGATACTTAGAAATATCTTGCCATGAACCTGATCCAGCAGAATTTCTTAAGTCAAAAGCAACATCTTCATGCATAACTGCAACATACATTCCACCAAGTAATGGTTGAATTCCGCCAACTCTTGAAAGTTTGTTATAAAGCTGATTCAAAAAAGAAACAGTCATTATGTCAGTAGCTGTAAGTGCTGATTCAGCACCGCCATCTACAGTCAACTCATTAGCAGAACCTTCACAAGCAAGTACTGCAAGCTTGTCTAAAGTTCTACCTTGATTCATACCAACTAATCTAGCAGCTGCAAGATCTGCTTTTCCGCCAGTTTGAAGATTAGCAAGTTTAGTAGTTGTAATAACATTTCCATACTCTGCTGGAGTAAGAATTACTTGAGCGTCTACCATTGCTTCTGAAGTTACATCAGCATCTTCAGTTAATGGAGTAGTAGCTAATGCCATTTGAGAATACTTTGGAAACTCAATTGATTTTGCACCAATGTTTCTCTTGTAAGAAACTAACTGATCCATGATTCCCATGTCTGCAGCTGCAATGATGTATTGAGCGTCAAATTCCTCAATGATTGAATTGTCTACTTGTGTAGTACCTGTCATGTTTGTTGTAAAGGCCATTTAAATTTCTCCTTAAAATGGTTTTAAATTCTTCCGAATCGTTTTCTTGTATCTTCTAATTCTTTTTGTGTTCTACATGCTTTTAATGCAGTCGAATAATCCGTTGCACCCATGTTTCCACTAGCAGCTTCATTAGGTAGTCTCGACTTCGTAGTAGGTTTTAACAATATGTGATGTCGCTTTATAAAATCATTCGCAATCGCTTCAGCACTCTCTTCATCTACTTCGCCAGTTTCAGGATTGACTACAACGTCGTTATACTTAATGTAGCTCGCATAATCTTCATCTACTAATTCTGAAGGCAATCTAGTTAAAACGGATTGTAATTTCTTGCTATCTGAAATGTCATTTTGAAGGTTTTGATAATTAGATTCTAACTCTTTGAACTTAGCATCTCTAAGTTCGTTAGCTTTCTGATAATTACCAGCGTCTTCCAACCGTTTTTGTTCTGCTTGCTCTTCCAAAAGTTCGTAACTTTTTAGTCTTTCACTCTGCTCAACTACTTTAGACTTATAAAGATCAACTTCTTTTTTAGTCTTTCGGTAAGTTTCATAGGCTACTTTGTCACGACTTTTTTCCGGAGTTTCGCCACTGGCTGAATCCTCTGGCATCCCACTGGGATCTTTAATCTCTAATGTCATTTTAATCTCCATTGTTATATTGTGTCAATTACTTGAGGCTTTTTCTCACTGACTTGAGAACCTCACCTCTAATGTATCTTTGAATATTATCTTTTTCTGAAGGTGCTAAATCTAGAAAGTGACGAACCTTTTTGCCCTTTTTACTGCCGATACCTTCACGATGATACTTCTCTAGATTCTCGTTCGTAACGCCATCACCACGATTCTCTTTCAGATAAACTTGAGCAGTATGATTGCCAACTGCTCTACCAGTGATAGAGTCCATTAACTTACCTGATCGAGTAAGATTGTCTTTGCCTTTAGTTGTTCGACTATCTAAATTAATCCGTCCACGTTGATCTTTTGTAGATCTCTCTAACCCAGGAAATGGCCTATTAAATGAATCTTTTCCTAGTAGCGTGCGAGTTCTAATTAGATCGGCCATACGTTTTGCGATAGAAGTTAAAAACTTTTTAGTGCGATACTCTCTAGAAATCAATTCAATGCGTCGTCTAATATTGTCAAATGGATTACTCATTAGGAATATCTCCTGTTCTAATATCTCTCTTATAAGTTTCTTCCACGTCGGATTGGTCTAATACATCTTGAGACTCTTCCACACTCTTGTGCTTAGATAAGATCTTGGTTAATTGCTTACCTGAAATGCCTAGGAAGTCTCTTTTAGGTGCTACTTGCTTCTTATTGCCGTATGTACCTTTTCGATTGCCCTCTACCTTGCCATTCAATTTAGAATTGCCTGAATCATAGCCGATAGTGATCTTGTTTGATTTATGGTCGAGTAGTTTGAGCGAGTCCAACATCTCACTAGATAGAGTTAAATTGATAGGCCTACCAGATTTAGGTTTACCGGCATTTTTATAATCCAAACTCTTCTTATATTCCTTGCTATAAGAGCCAGCAAACTTTTTACCGTCTTTGTCACGGTTGAGTTCCCTGGTTCTCTTAACAATGTAATCTATAACTTCAGTCGCTACTGCTAACCTTTGCTTAGGTTTCAGCTTTTTCGGCAACGTTATTATCTTTTTCTGTTGCTTGCCCATCGATTACAAATCCTTTTGATGTTTCAATTTTAGAAATTCTCTCTGCTACTTCACTTTCACTTAAGTCTGGATATAGAATTTTAATTGCTGATTCTCTATCGAGATAACCACTGTCATCTTCCAATTTAACAGTCTCAACTTCTTCCTTTCTTGAGATAATCGCTTTAGGTTCGTCGAATACTACTGTCACCTCAAAGTTATCTTTGAAAGTAGTCGCACCTTTAAGTTGTCCAGACTCAACCCAAAAGTTATGCATCTTAGCGTTCAAGTTCCAGAATAGAGTCTCCTCTTCTTTGAATGACTCCATTGAAACCTTTCTAATTTCGAACGTGTCCATTTCATCGATGATTTTTGAGATTCCCGATGCCATGTTAGCACCACTCATTGAGCCTAGTGATCCAACTTTGATTCCTTTAGTTTCTAACCAAAACGCAAATGTTGTTTCGATAAACTTTAGAACGTCGTCAACTTTAGCTTCAGGTGAGATGGTTCCAATCTGTGGGTTCTTGTCACTCGACTTATCAGATTCAAATGACCAGAATGCATTAGGTGACATTAATAGATTCTCTGAATCAACATCTACTCCATAAATTATACTGAAGCATTGAAACATGATCGCACCACCAAGATCACTTAGAAATACTGGAATCATCTTAGTAAGTGCTAGTAAGTCAGAGTCTTGAGTAGGTAGTATTTTAGTATTAGATCTATTGCCATACATAAAAGGAATAAATCCTACTGGGTTCACAAAATCTTCTATCTCGTTATCAGATAATGCTGACAAATAAACTTCACCACCCTCAGTAAATGGAATAAAATGCTCATTAGTGTAAGCGTAGTAGATCTGCTCTTCTTTCATCTGGCCGTCTTTTTCGACTGATCTAGCACCCATGAACTTAATAAAGAACGTCTTTTCAAGTGGGTCAATTGGATCGAGACTACCAACTAAGAATCTATCTAATGGAATTGTTCTAAGCTTTGGCTTGCCTTTATCAATGAAAGGCTCTAATGCATATCCCTTAAACATGTTGGCGTATTCATCCGCTAAGTTCATTCGGCGATTCATCGCATATGTTTTTTCGTACTCGTCAAGCATCTCTTGTTGAGTAGTCGCAGTTCTAATCGGACTAGTAGCATAAACTTTTGCCATCTTATCAATCAGTCGCTTAAGAATATTGATTGGAATAATTCTCTCTTCTATCTTGTCGTAGTATTGAGGTGAGAGCGTCTTTTTAAGAACGTCTTTCACATACGGTAAAAGATTTCCTTCATATATATCAAAGATTGTCTTATTCGTTTGGATGTACTGCTGATTCTGCTTGATGTAGTTAACATAAAAATCAATTTGCGCTTGAATGTTCATAGTTGAATCGTCCTTGTTTTTTTGGAATTAATTAAAGGGTAAAGCTTGAAGCATAAATAGGCAAGTGAATCGACAAGGTGGGAAAGACTTGGATCAGTCTTTTGATCAAGTTGATCATTCTTATCCCAAACCAATTGCGTGAGGTCTCTTATAAGTTTCTTACACCTTGGATGTATCTTGATAATACCTAATGTGAAACATCGATTAAGATTAGCAATCTTATCGTTCACTCTAGGGTTCGTTTGATAGATTAAATTAAATCCAGCATCTTCTAATATTTGATGATCTGATATCCCACTTGTACGCCTCGCTTTTCCGGTTCCGTCAGCTACAACTGAAGCACCTCTAGCACCTTTCTTCTTAAGGGCATCACACTTCTTAAAAGTATCACCCTCTAATTGGACTTCATCCCATACGAATAATTGTGTAGCGGTTTGCGATGCAATGATGTCGCTATTATATTTAAAGTTAAAGTCACTACCTACCAATATAGTACCAGGCAATCGAATTGCATCTTCAGTTACGTGCTCATCACGATTAAAAGCGTAAACTGCAGCACCACTATTATCAGCGTTGTATTCACCTAGAAGAAATCTTTTACGCTCCTTTTCTGGTAACTTTTCGAGCATCTTTAAATACTCTTCATCAACGTTAGCTAAATTGCCCTGGACATTCATTTGAAACGAATCAAAGTCCTCGGGATTTTCTAGCATCTCACCATCTTGAGGATCAACTTTTTGCTCAAATAATTGATACACCCATGAGCTAGTATTAGTCGGGTTAAGATCAAGATATACCATCTTTCTAAGACTATTTCTTTGCGCTAATCTTGTTTTTAATTTGTTAACACCCGAGTATGGAACCTGATTAGATTCATTAATCCATAGCGAACTGTACTCAGTTCCAAGTAATCGCTCAATTCTCTTATCATCGTCTAAACCACCTATACGCACCGTTGAGCCGTTAGGTAGCGTGCAAACGTAATCAGACTTATTCATTTTACATGGTAGATTAGGAAAACAAATTCTCAATACATCGGGCAACGTCTTTTGCCATATAGATATTTTAACCGCGCTAAACGTTTCTCTTACAATGATATGATCAGATACTACGCGTGCCGCTCTTACTATTAAGATATACATTATAATGAAGGACTTACCTGAGCGTGAACTTCCATAAACACAAAAGTTATTAGCGAGTGAGTCTACTATTCGATGGATGAGGTCCGATTGTGTATCGGTTTTTTTAAAGTCGCTCATCTTCGTTATTAATTGAGATTTCTATCTTTGATGTTTCTACAGTCTCTTGTCTATCAGTCCATCTGAATCTATTTTTCATGTTGAAAATCCAAGATGAAGCATTGAAGCCTGCGAGTTTTCCAGCAGCACCATGTATGCCCATTTTCTCCCAGAATAGGTTGCATTGGGCGACTCCGGTCTTTTTGGCGTCGAAAAACTCTGGGAATTGTTTCTCCCAATTGTATAAAGTTTGCTTGTGTGTTTCAACTACAGCAGCGAAACATTCATAAGATAAGCCTTGCTTCATATGAGCAATTAGCATCTCGCAATACTTAGGATCGTACTTTGTCGGTCTACCGCCTGCCATAGTCTATTCCTTGATTAAGCTATTATAAGTTTCGCCAGTTGATTCTAATATCGCTTCTTTGCCAGTGAAGTCTTGGAATCTTTTAATGATAACGTCGCAATATGCTTCCGATAATTCCATTCCGTAGCATTTACGATTAGTTTTTTCGCAGGCGATGAGAGTTGAGCCTGAACCCAAATATAAATCTACTATTGCTTTTTTTTCTTCCATTAGGTCTTTAAATATTTCACAGAAAAGAGTCACCGGTTTTTGAGTGGGGTGTACTCTCTTTTTAAGCTCATCTTTGTGCGTTCCAGACCTCATTGATCCTGCCCATATGTGCTTATAAATCCTCAATGGGGTTTTCAGTGTCGTCCATGCTAACTCACCATCGGAAAATGTTAATGAAGATTCTATTTTTTGCCAAACTACCCAGTTATTACTTTCTTCTAAATCGTGACAATAGTAATTGGCTCCCCATAAAAATAAATCACAATCAAAGTATTCTCTAATAAAAGAAACATCAAACCTCTCATCGTCTCCGATTATAGGTCTATAGTCGCCACCTTTTGCATATTGACCGCCTGTTCCTATAGATCCATTTTTAACCACAGAAATTCCATAAGGAGGATCAGTAAAAACCATATCAGCTTTATGCCCATCCATGAGATCTTCCACGTCGTCAATCATCGTACTATCACCATTCATGACTCTATGATTACCTAACAACCAAACATCACCACGTTTACTAATTGGATCAGCTTTCAATTCAGGCACAACATCGTCTTGCTCACTAGGCGGCAAAACCTCAACTTCCGGTAGTTCGAAGTCAATCAACCCCAACTCTTCAAAGTCGAAATCATCTAGATCAATATCTAAATCTTTCAAGTTATCCAACATCATGCTTTTATCATGATCGGCAAATTCAGCAATATGATTATCTGCCTCAAGGAAAAAGATCTCATCTGCCTCATTCTCAAAGTCTTGATAATCAACTGGTGCCTGTTCAACACCTAACTTCTTAAGCGCCATTAGACGGCCATGACCAGCTGTAATAAACCCTGATCTTTTAGAAATGATAATAGGATGTCTCATGCCACGAGCTTTAATTATCTTCGCTAAAACATCGATCTGCTTATCAGGATGCTTATTAGAGTTTTTTGGATGAGGGACTAAATTCACTAGATCAACAAGATCAGTGTAACTGCATTTGATATTCAATTTTTGCTCCATGCCCACTGGGTCATAAAGGTGTTCCACTGGAACTATTTAAAGACCCTTAGTAAATGGATGAGAAAAACTAAGGGCCCAATGCACACAATATAGTACGGCATCCGTGCCATCACTAGTTAATATTGTATCACGGCGTAAAATAGTTTGGATATTGGCGTAATTACGCAGTGTTACATAACTCATTGATATTATTGCAATGCCCAATTTTAGGCTATATTATGACGCAATACAGTGTTAAAATATAAGTGTAATACATACCCAGGAGACCATCATGGCAACTACATACAAAATCACAGTTAAAAACACTGAAATGGAAGAGGTTCTGCATAACTCTGAACTAGTAGAGATTATGAAGCGTCGGCTTATCGAATTTTTTGGTGAGAAAAATGTTGTAATCGAAATAATCGAAGATGGTGATCATGATGATGAATAAAATAATTAATTCACTTCTAGGAGATCTCCCAGAGATGAACCCCTTTGAACTAGAGATGTTTGAAAAGTTTATGCACTCTCTCGGGAGATCCAGTGTCTCGGGGATTGAGCACAAATATGTAATTGGGATTCTATTATGTATCAAAGATAGAAGAGAGAGAATAAAGGAGTTTTATGCGCAAAGTAAGATCAGTAAGATTGTCAGATAGGGAAGTAAACATCCTTGTCGATGTCTTTCAAAGTATCCCTAATGCCTGTAAATGGTTGGCCCTTCAACTTAGCAAGAATGTAGACGTTGACTTGCAAGAGACCTTTGAAGAACTTGATCTCTCTATTGTTTCTGGCGATGAGAGAGTTATAGCGATCACCAAGATTGTCAATGCTCTCTCTTCGGATATCGATTAATTCTTTTAATTCCTGAATTCGGAATTTAGTACGCAAAACAAGATCATCCATGGTCTTACCTTTTTTGAAGGGTAATAATTTAATTATGACATGGAAATAGAGAGACTGCTCTGATTTTTTTCTGCTAGTTGTTTTATTATTATAGGAATTGCGAGAAGTCTCTCTGAACAGAGATTAATAAAGCGTGGAGGAAAAGTAAAACATAATAACTAGATCCCCCACGCTATATATGTTCGCGTTGTATCAAGTTTACTCTAAATTGAATTATTAGCAATGGAGTGTGTAAAGATTACAATGTTATTTTCTTATCTTCAGATGGGATACGAATGGCCGATATAACAGCATCATCAACTGTCCACGTATTCTCTCTTACCCAAACAAGCTCTTCTTCATTGTCGTCCCATCCAATAAGCCACGCTTCCATGGTGAATGTTTCTTCTTCAATATCTTTTTTGACTATCTCTGAAATCATCCACGTATCCAGTTCAACAACTGCTCCAAATTTATGCAGAGATTCGTTTGAAAAAGAGTAGTGAGTATCCGCCCGTTCTTCTATATAAATAGGATCACGTTCTATATAAATAGGATCACGTTCTATAATAAAACTCCCGCATTCATGAAAATAACCGTTATAAGTTTCCATAAGTTCAGGAATCGATTTTAATAATACTTTCATCTCGTAACCACCTTTTTCCAAGACTCTTCAATAGTCTCTGTTTCAACTTCATATGATCTATATCTTCTAACGCCAACCTCTGCCATGTAAGACTCCTGACAAGTCTGACACGTAATATCTTTTAGCTGGGTAGAGTACTCAGTATTGTAATAAATCGATTTCCCACATGCCAACTTCGAGTCTGATATTTGTAAGTGTGTTTTAAGTTCTACGTTACCCATTTGATAAGCCTCTAAGTACCTTTTTGATATTTGCTAATTTCTTTCTACTAGCTCTCTTTATTTTCCTATCGGTCAATCTGCGCAACAACCAATTTGACAACCATGTGATATGAAATGCTCTACCCACTTCTGTAAAGAGCTTATCGACTTGTGCTTGAACTTTGGCAGTCTCACACCCGATAGTGTTACAATCTTTGCCCATTAATTCGCATAATTCACATCCATGTCGCATATATCCTCACAAAATAAGCCCCCATAAGGTCTAGCAAAGATAAATGAGGGCCTATAATATTTAACCGATTGCTCGGCAAAAAGAATGTAATTTTGAGGTTGCTAGTCCTTGCTATTGATCTACAATATCTACTAATGGAAATCAATAACAAAATTATAATCAAGTCGCCTTTATATATTGAGCTAGGCGTTAGAAAGGTTAAAAGATACTATTTAAATCTCAACGTATATCGCAATATTTGCTTCCAAGTGAATAACAACCTCAAGATTAAATACAAAGCACTCATATCGTCACAGATTGCCCATTTAAAACTTTCTAAATTTGAATTGCGACTTACCATGCATCGGAAAGATAAAAGACGTGTAGACCGCGCTAACGTGCTTTCAATTCATGAGAAGTTTTTTGCTGACTCGCTAGTAGAGTTGGGTTGCGTTGAGGATGATAATGATAATTATATTATTGCATCACATTACTATACAGGTGAAGTTAAAAAGAATGATCCGCATGTAGCAATTGAAATCATTCCTTTAGTTTGATTTATTCACTTTGTTATATTCCATTCTCAACTCTTGTAGCATCTGGTGATATCTAATCCGCATACGACAAGACTTGTCTTTAACGCTTTCAGGTCTAGCATCACGATATGGCCAAGCCTCTCTTAACAATGCGATCTTTTTCTCAGGCCATGTTTTCTTCATGAATTCCTGTAGTCCGCTTTTCATACTCTACTCCATAATATTGACGCTCTTTGGTGAATCACTATGAGCGAATGCGCAATGATTAATAAGTGCAAATCTCTGCCTAAATGACATCTTTTCTATTAGCAACCATTTATTGCAAACACTAATAACCATTTTTGTATATGGGGTCTTTTGGTATTTGGGGTGGCCTAGAATAACTAGAGATTCAATAACCAACTCCTCCTCTCTCATTTCAGTGAAATGGTCTCTCATTTCCCAATACCCTTCCCACTCTTCAATCTCTTCATTCATTTTCATTATCTCCAATCAGTAGTGTCAATGTTGCTTTTACCAAGATTGCAATGTTCGCATAGTATTTGTAAATTTTTAGGATTAGCCCTCAAGTTCCAGTAAAGTGACATCGGTTTAATATGATCCACATGATAAATCGCTCTTTTGCCGCTTTCTCCGCAACAATTGCATTGCTTGCCTTGCTCTTTAAAAGTTAAATATCTTAATCTCTTCCATTCATTCGATGCCAAGAATGCTCGTCTATCTTTTTTAGGTATGCGAGATTTTTTGTGAGTTATTGTTAATGCAGCATAATTTTCATTTCGCTCGTCGCTTGCTCTTTCTAGGGCCTTCTTTGTTTTTTGCTTTTCTGCTCTTCGACATTCAATTAAAGCTTTTTCCGATTTTGCCAATACTTCTTTTTCTTCAAATATACGCTTGCACTCTTCGTGCTGTTTATATACTTCGACATCTGCAGAGTGCTCTTCGCCATTCAGCAAAATGACTTTACGCTCTATTTTTTTAATTGCACAGCAGTCACAGTACCCTCTAACCATGGACCGCTGGCTCCTTGTCTGCTTGCATAATGGACACTTAATTGGGCGCTTCACTGACTTCTTAGGCTTCTTGGACTTTTTGGACTTTTTCTTTTCTCTTTTCTTCAAAACCATGACATCTCCTCTGGGTATAGCAAGGCTTAAGGTGGTATTCTTCCACACTTGCGTATTAGACTTAAACATTCGGTATATAAATAAATCTGAAGCGCCTATTTTTTCTCTCACCACATTAGTCAAGGAACAACCAACCAACCGTCGGCATCTTCTTTTCAGAATAGCCTAGCGAAACAGTCTATCTATCTTAACGAACTATCTTAAATGGGAATATCTATCGCACGCTACGTTACTTACCTTGCTATAGGTTGTTCTAAGTGAATTAGCTGCCCAAATCTCCCAAGTCCCTTAACTGCATACTCATCGCATACAGCACTTGCGCTCTACGGTTGTAGACTGTTAACCCTTTGTTTAATAAGTTGAGGGCTAATAAACTTACGCTTTTAATAGGTGATGGCTTAATGAATCTTACAGGCATTTTACCACCCCTGATAAAAGCAGACCCTTACTCTAAGTTTTCGCAAGATAAGAGTAAGGGTCTAATATTCTACCCGATTGCTCGGCTAAATTTAATTGAGTTCGCGAAAACTTATATCAAAGTTTAAGCAGAAATTATGAAGTGTAAACTAAAAAAGAACGACTCTATTAGTCAATTAAGAATAACAGAGTCGTTCTTCACAAAGACAGGGGTGGTTTTTGTGTAGACGCAAACTAAACTACTAGGTTTAACCCGTCAATACTAAACTATACAAATAGTATAGTTTATTTTACAAACTATACTAATTAGCATAGTTTAGGTTTAACTTTTAACAGGAGATATAATTATGCAATTTTCAAAAGAACAATCAGACAAAGCGAATCGTTTTTTAATCAACAACAAAATTACTAAAAGATATGTAGCTCAAATACTAAGAGTGTCAGAATCATACGCAGGACAGCTTATAAACGGCAAAAGGAGTATGCCTGAAAAGTACATATCATTACTGCCAAAGATCTTTCCAATGAATAAAGCT